GCCATCTTTGCCATGCAATCAATCTTGCGGTCTGGTGGCGTAATCAACCCCGAATCTTTCAAACAGGATTCGGAACTTTCATACAAGATGGCAGATGCCATGCTGGAGGCACGAAATGGAAACTGAAATCATCCAAGGAAGTAGCGAATGGTTTTATCAACGCTTGGGAAAAGTTACCGCCAGCAGGGTGGCAGATGTAATTGCCAAGACAAAGACAGGTTACAGCACCAGCCGCGATAACTACATGGCCCAGCTTGTGGTTGAACGTTTGACCTTTACCAAACAAGAGTCTTACACCAACGCCGCCATGCAGTGGGGCACAGATCAAGAACCATTTGCACGGGCGGCGTATGAGGCGGCACAGGGCGTTATGGTTGAAGAAGTGGGGTTTGTACCTCACCCAACGATTGAGTGGGCTGGTGCGTCCCCTGATGGCCTTGTTGGGGATGATGGGCTTGTTGAGATCAAGTGCCCAAACACCGCCACCATGATCGAAACACTGTTATCCCAAAAAGTGCCTGGGAAATACATCACACAGATGCAGTTCCAGCTTGCTTGCACAGGGCGCAAATGGTGTGACTTTGTAATGTTTGACCCCAGAATGCCAGCCAAGGCGCAAATGTTTGTCAAACGGGTTGACCGTGATGACAAATACATCGCAGAAATTGAAGCAGAGATTGTCAAATTTCTTGCTGAAATCCAATCCCAAGTTCAACAACTCAACGCAATCATTGAAAGCAAATAATGTCCAAAGTTAAAAAAGAAATCACCGCTATTGTGGGCCAGTACACCAACAAAGAAGGCCAGCAAAAGAACCGCTATCAGCGCATTGGGTCAATCATTGACACCCGCAATGGGGAAATGCTCAAACTGGACGTAATCCCTTTAAAGGAAAACGGCTGGGACGGTTGGGCTTATTTGAACGACCCCAAGCCCTACGAACCCAAGGGCTTGCCAGCAGATAACGATGATGATCTGCCGTTCTGACCATGTTTGATTTCATATTTCCGCGAGTGCGTAAATCTGACCCGCTGACCTCGTTTGTGGCAGCGGATTCAGCCAAAGATTTGGCTAAAAAGCACGGTTCAATCATTGTCCAATGCCTTGTCCAGCACGGGCCATTGGGCAAAGATGGAATTGCTACTCACACGGGTCTGGATGGCAATCAAGTGGCACGGCGTTTAAAAGAACTTGAAACGCTAGGCTGGATTGAGTTAACAGGCAAAACAGTCGCATCTAAATCAAAGCGCCAGGAAAGGGAATGGCGCGTCTTGGGGGACTTATGACAGAAGAAGATGAGGCATTTGAGGAATTGTCAAAACGACAAGGCGATTGGGATTTGCAGGGGTCACGCAAGCATCAGATCATGCGCTTTTCTGCAAACTCTGAACGCAATGCCGTGATTGAAGAAGTGGCCCAAGAACTGGATAAGTTTGCTGGGCCGTTTGGACGGGACACCGTTCAATCGTTTGCGGCTTTTGTGAGAGGAATGAAAAAATGACACAAGAATTAAAAGTTGGCGATATTGTGCAAGTGTCACCAGACATAGAAACGTTTGGTGGGTGCATGGTGGTGGTGACAGAACTAAAGAGTTTTGGCATTCAAGGCTATGTGCAGTCTGCTGGTGTGCCTGGACAGCAGTACATCAGATTGCCGTTTTGTGATTTTGAACCTACTGGCGGTAAAGCAATATGGGTGGTGGCACATGACTGACAAAGAAGCATTGATTAAACGATTGGAAGTTAGTTGCCTTGGCCTTGATGCTGTTGACCCATTGCGCTTGCTTGTGGACGATGTGGTTGCGGCATTGAGGGAGCCAGAGCAAGAGCCTGTGGCGTGGCAATGGTTGGGGTCAGCGCATTTCAGAAAAAAATTACCAAAGAATGCTGACATAACTGCATGGAATCCCCTTTATCACTATCCGCCAAAGTTAGAACAAAAAATTGTGGCGTGGGGTGTATTTGAGGGCAACTTGCACGATATGTTTTTTACCCAATCAGAAGCGCAAGAGATGGCGAAGCTAAAAGGAACTCATGCTGAAGTACGGCCTTTCTACACCACTCCACCACAGCGCACAGAGCAGAACTTCTGCTCACGATGCGGCAAACGCACCAAAGACATTCACACTTGCACACCACCAAAGGAGGGCACATGAAAGTACATCACCTTAAAGATTGGGATGCTACTGCCATGCTCACCCATGCAATAGAACGCATACAGCCTGACCAGTCTTGCATTGTGTTGTTTTATGAAGATGATGAACTTAAAACACTTTCGTCACATGTAGACAACCAACATGCCGTATGGATGTATGAACTGGCAAAGCTGGTCGTACTGCATCAATGTGTTGACCATTGAAGCCAAAATCAAGGAGAAAAATCAATGAAAGCAAGACAAGTCTTTACAGCGTTGATGGCCTCAAAGGGCTTTACACATGCTGATCTATCGATGGATGGAGACAAGTACACCAATTCCGCTATGCAAGGGCGTTGGAACTATTTTCTAGCCGGTTGGGAAATGCGGGGAGTTATGTGATCGGATTGTTGCTAATCCTGTGCCTGGGCGCTGCCGTTGTGGTGGCAGTCGCTTGGGTATTTGTTCAAATCCTATTATGGATGGAGGAATAGCGCCCGTTCATCTTGGCGGCGTTTAACCAGCCCTGGCAAGACTTTGCCACCGCCCTTCGTGTACTTCAGGAATTCCTCCGCAGCACCCGCCTTGTCGCCTCTAAGAACCTTCTGGCGTAGCGTTGAACGCTGGGTTGTTCCCAAGCCGCAGTTAAAAGAAAAAGAAACAAGACTGTCAAACATCCCTTGGCTGAGATCGACAGGAAATAAAGTGTGTACTCCACGCTCAAACCTTGCAAGATCGTTTCTGAGAATGGCATTTACTTCTTCTGCCGAAAACGTGCGATTATCTTCTGGGCGTAGCGGATAACCATCTCTTTGATCGACTGGCATTTTGCCTTGATCTGGGTATAAAACATGACCGACTCCTATTGTCCAAAGTTTTGCAGGGCAACGGTAAGGCTTAAATCGCACCCCTTCATGATGCTTGACCATCTCCACAGCTTCAAGGCTGATGTTCATTTTTTGAACGCCTGACCACCAAACCAAAAGCTGACGATGCAAGCCCAAATGATTTGCGTTTCATCATCCCACAAATGATTTAGTGCCACATCAAAAGCCACATCTGTGTGCCAAGCATAATAAAAACCAAACACTTCAACAAACATGAACATAATGAACATTCCGTAGGTGATGACGCTACGGGTTGCCGCCCTCATGTCAATGACCCATGTCGATGCACCTTGCCCTAGTGCCACATCATGGGCGTATAAAGCTTGGCGTTCTTGCATTTGGGTCTGGGCCATCTGCACATCTGCGTTGATCTGTATCTGCTCAGTCTGTATGTGTTCAATGCGCTCTTGCGCTTCAAGGCCAGCTTTTTTTAGGGTCAGTTCCCGTTCAGTTTGCATTGCCGCTAATGCAAGTTCATGCTTTTTGTCGGACTTGTCTTGGATGAATTCAAGGATTTTGGGCAGACCGCCCATAAGGAAACTTATTAGACTGGAAAATAGAGTGAGCATTTTTTAACCTTTCAATTCAAAACTTAGATTGGCATGACGGGGGTATTGCACAACTCGTTCACCCTCGGGGCATTTGTATTTAATGGTTGCCAGCAAAGTTGCCTTGCCTTCAGCAATCTTTTCTTTTCTCACCATCGTCAACTGATATGTAAACGTGTCAATCTCTGGCCCTGCTGGGCCGCTGAATCTGCTTGCCGTGGTGGTCGCCTCATGCACCATACCCGCCGCATCCCGAATGCTTGGCGTAAAACTTTCAACAGAACAATCGTCCCGTTTTTTTATTCGTGCAACAGTGACATTTATGGGTTGTCCAACCTCTGCCACAATTTTAAAATGCTCTGGTGACCATTCAAGAATAGCCCGATCAAACCAGCCAAACTTGTCAGCCAACGTGTAGCTGCCACCTAATGCGGCAACGCTTGCGGCAACAGCGCCAATGGCTTTGGTTAAGTCAATCATGCTTTTCCCAGATTAATTTGATTTGCCAATCCAATGGGACACATAGCCCATCGCACTAGATATGGCAGACACCAGCGCCATGCCAGCCCAGAACCCGCCTCGACCCTGATTGGCAAGGGCCACCAGTTGTTCTAGCTGGCCTTCCATCTTAGACATTTTCTTGTCCATGTCATCAAATCGGCGTTCGTAGTCCTCGACCTTTTGCCAAAGTACGCCATATTTAACTAGGTCAATGTCTGCCATCACTTGTTCAAATCTTCAAGTTTGTTTTTGCCTGTTTGCTTGCCAAGGGCAGATGCTTTTTCCATTTCTTTTTCCATTTTTTTTACGGCTTTGGCTTCTGCTTTGGCGGCTTTTGCTGTTTGAACTTTTGTGCCAATTTCACGACCAACATATGCACCAGTAGCCGCACCTAAACCTTCACCTAAATAACCACCAATTGCAGCACCCGCAGAAGCCCCCGCACCAGGCAAGCCTTTTTCTAACAAACTAACGCGCCTTGTTTGTTGTCCAGCGCCTTCATATTTCAACGGCGGCGTAAATTGACCAACCAAATTTAATTTCACATATTTTTGCACTTCATTTGGTGGGAATGTTTCTAAAATCTTTTCACCAACAACTGAAGTCATTGTTTTGTTAACAGAATTAGAATTCCATTCGCCAACTTTGTCAGCGCCAGCTTTGTAAACTTCACGGGCTAATGCCCCATCCATTTCTGCAACAGCGCCAGCGGCAGCTTGACGCAACTCAGGGGGTACTGGCGGCAATCCCTCTGGCGCACCTCTGACCCGACCATTAGCCAATTCATTAAAAGTATCACGAATGTGTCGCCATTCATCTTTTCGCAAATTGTTTAATGATGACAACATTTTTTCGGGGGCAACTTTTGATGTGACATTACCATTTGCATCCACTTCGCCAAACAAACGCTTGAATCCAGTTGAACCCAAAATAGTTTTTTCAACTTGATGTATTTTGTCCCCAAGTTTATACATTGCAGGGTCAGCAACCGCCGCAATGTCTTTATCAATTGCTTGATTAATTGTTCTGATTGATTCTGCTTTTTCGGGTGTCCAAACTCTTGGGCTATTAAAAATTTTACGCACTCTGTCATAAGCGGCAACAGACCCAGGTGCTGCAATTTCGCCATTAGGTAATTTGAAACCAGCAGTTTTTGCTTCATTAATTAAATCTTTAGCCGCTTCTAAAAGTTGTGATGTTCCAGCAGCTTTAAATGTTGCAATTTCTTGAGGGTTTACAAATAACTCATCAACGTTAGTTGTATTAATTTTGTTATTCCCTGCATTTTTAAAAGCAGAGTTATAGGTCTCTTGTTTAACTTGATTTAAATATCCCGTTAAACTTGATGATGCCAAATCATCGGGTGATTTTCCATATGCCACATCATTGACAAAATTGCCACGTTGTTCATCATTTGTAAAAGAACGGCTTGCCCCAGTAGCGTTTACACGTTCTTCAGCAAATTTAGAAAGACCCACTTGCTCATTGGCAATTTGTTCTTTTAGCTTTAATCCCAATGGAGAAGGTTCAGCCATGTTTGCCAAACCATGCTCATTGCGTAATAGATTGTCGTTTCCCGTGACCACCCCAGGCCGTGGCTTGAGTCCAGGCAAAACATCTTGAAAAAGTTGTGACCGTAATTGTTGTTCAACAACAGGCACATCTTTAGGAATTTTTGTAAGTTTTATTTGTGGAAAGGTTGCGCCAACTCCAGCGCCACGGACAGTTTCCTCGCCTGTAATTTTTCCCAAATATGGGTTGTTTTGCACAGCGGCTGCGCCAGCACTACCTACTGGGGCTTGCTTGGCCTCAAACTGGGCTTGCGCTTGTTCTTTGGTTAGCTGTCCAGGCTTAACAATTTGCAACTCGGCGGCGGCTTGCTTTATTGGTGTGGTGACAGCTTGTACCGTTTCTTTCACAACAGGGGCAACTTCTTTAATTGCTTGCGGCACAGCAACAGACCCAATGACCACCATGTTTTTAATGTCTTGTTCGGGTATGCCTGTTTTTTCAGAAATCTGTTTGGGTGTCATGCCCAATTGTTCTGCCATCTTTTTGACTTGCTCAACAATTGGCTCAGTAACACCGCCCAATGGTTTCTGATAAGTTTCTTTACCAGTAAGGCCAAAGAATTTGCCTACGGGCTTGTCAATGCTTGCGGCGGCGGCTTGCCCTGTTTGTTCTGCCCGTTCGGGGCTTTGCGCTGTCCTTGCCAATCCTTGTACAAACGCACCATACGTTGCAGGAACAACTCCATAAAGGGTATCAATAGCGCCAGCCACACGCTCGGGCATATCGCGCTTGGTTTCTAACGCACCTTTTAAGAACTTGCCAACCAATTGGCGAACGCCCCCAGGCTCAGTGACTTGTGCCGCTGTTTGTGCAAGTGCTTGCCGTGCGCCACTTGTGGGCGGTTGTTCAATTGTGGCGGCAGGGGCGGCTTGAGGGGCGGCAGGGGCGGCTTTTGCTGCAACGGGTGCGGTGGCTGTCTTACCAGAAAAAAAGGCTTCCAGCGGGTCACCAGAGGCGGCAACTGGTGCAGTTGGTTGTGCCGCAGGTTGCGTGGTGGGTTGTGCCTTACTTGCTGGCGCACGGGATATTTCCCTGGTTAATCCAGCAATGTCGGCCTCTAATCGCAGTTTTTGTTTAGGGTCAGTTGTTTTTGTCAGCGCCGCCTGTGCTTTGCTTAGTTCAGATTGCAAGATAGACAGAGAATCTTTATCTCGCTGGGCCTGTACATCAGACGCAACTCGGGTTGATTCGGCTGGCTTTTTAGGCGGTTCTGCCACCGCTTGCCCACCAAAGAATTTCTCTAGTACATCAGCCATTTACAAACTCCCAGTTTCTGTCAGCTTTTTAATGTTCTGATACTTTTTCAGAAAATCCTTGTACTGATTGGCATTGGGAAAAAGTTTAGTTAATTCTTCTTTTTGTTTAGCAGGGTCAGTTATATCCCGTGTTATGTTCATGGCTTCAAAAATCTTGCTGTCAGCATTGGCGTTCCATGCTTGCTGATAAGCCTTCATGTTGTTGTCGCCAAATTTTTGGGAAAACTGTTGTGCGCCTGTGGCTTGCATATCCAGATTAGTTTGATCAGCTTGCACCCTACGGGCAATCTTTATCAAGACCTCTGGCGGCACTTTAATTGTGCCGTTAGCCACCGCTTGCATATCCAATCCAGCAACAGTATTTCCAGCGCCACCCATAGCTGTGGCATTAGATAACGCAAGGTTTGCCAAGTCTTTGGCAAGCATATCGTATTCACTGCTTTTCATTGCAGACAAAACTTTTTGCTCTAATCGACCCATCACGCCACCGCCTGGGAAAAGTAAATTTTCCCCAATGCCAGATGCCGTCTGGATAACTTCTTCCACGTTTCTGCGCCCTTGCGTCAATTTGCCTTGGGCTTCCACTAATCTATTTCTGTATTCTTGACCAGCCAATTGATCTTTTTGCTCGGTTGGTTCGGCAATGTAAGGTTGATCTGCCCTGCGGACAGGGAAGGGCAAACGCATACCTGGGGCAACTTCAGCACCAGCAGTAGGCAACCCGCCAGCACTTGGCCCACCTGTTGGAACGTTGGCTTGCAAACCGCCAGCCATGCCAATGGTTGATGTGGGCATTTCTCCAGCAACCGATGGTTTTGTGGTGACTGTTTTGCCTTCTGCCGTGGTTGCAACTGTTGGCGCAAATGTGGTTTGTTGCTGTGCTGGGGTTAACAAAGTGTTTGCTCCAGCAATTGCCTTTGCTGGCAAATCTGGCCCTGACTTCATTTCAGTTTGCCAAATGGTTTTGTATGCATCAAGCAATCGATGTGTGTCTGGGTCATCTGGATTTTCTTGTTTCATCAAATCCATTTCTTTAATATAAGGCTCAACTTGTGTGATACCCAAACGACCAAGAAGTGCAAATCTTGAGGCAATTCTTTCTTTTGCAGTTGCAGTCAATTTTTGTTTTGCATCAATTGCATTAGTTTGTGCATTACCCAAAGTGGTGTATTTGGCGATGTACTCTGAACCCGTTAATGGGGCAATCGTTGGCACGACCTTGTTGATCTTGTCAATGTCAATGCGCCCATTGGTCTGAAAATTATTAGGGTCAGCAAAGAATGTCTGCATATTGCTTCGTTCTTTATCTGCTTGTTCAGCAACGCCTAATTGAATTTGACCAGTACGGGCGGCTTGTTGTTGTTGCTGTAACGCCAGCGGATTTACTTGCTGAGCTTGCTGGTAGGCTTGTGCCCCCCTTGCAATGCCAAGCATATCGGCAAGGGAGGTCTGGGGCACAGGTTTGATTTCTGTGCCAAGCATTGGAACGTTAAAAGTTGCCATGTTTTATCCTACAAGATATTGGCTAAAACCTTGATCGCTATATCCCGTGGGCAAGTTCATCATCCCAGCAGTTCCTGCTTGTGGGCGTAGCAATGATGCCAAGGTTGCGGCATTGCCAATCCCTTGCATACCCCCCGCCATAGCGTTTGCAGCGCCGATCTGACCAGCACCAAGGGCAGATGCGCCCCCAATGCCAAGTTGACCAATGTTGCTAGCCGTGCTTTGTCCAAGGTTTGCGGTCTGACCCGTGGCGGTTTGTCCAATGCCAGCAATTCCTGCCAATCGGTTATAAACGTTTCCAAGTCCAGTTTGCTGTTGGTTAAACTTTTGGGCTTCTTGCCTCATGTAATTATCCAGGGCGTTTTGATAGGCGTTGCTTGCGTAATCTTCTGCAAATTTTGTTGCAGCACGTTGGACATTTGAACCGCCCCCGCCAACATTCATGGCTTGACGGGTTGCGCCCAGACCTTGGGCTTTCATAAATTCATAGTTTGGCGCAAGATTTGTTTGCAGATCGGCTGCGGTAAACGGTTTATAACCCGCTGGTAATTCTGTCAGTTGCGGCAACATCGTGCCAATCTTTGACAATGCGCCATAACCAGCTTCACGATATGGGGCTTGCTGTTTGTTCAGAATGTCAAACATTTCCCGCTGTTGGGCGGCTGCATCTTGAGTGGCTTGATATTGTTGTTGTGCCGCAGATGTGGCTGCACCAGCCTGTTTCTGCGAACCCATGTAGCCCAATAATGCGCTACCGCCAATTGCTACTGCAACCCAAGTCATATCATTCCCCTTTTAGCTTTTTAATGTCATTTCTGGCATCAAACAATGCTGTTGTATCTGGCTCAATCAATTCTGCTTCAATCTCGTCAAGATCGGTTTTATCAGTTCTGTGAATCGTAATGCCGATGGCATCAGTCACAGCCAGAGTAACCCGCTTTGTTCCAGGCTTGGATTCAATCACATCCCCCGCCTGGAGGCGCTTCATGCCGTTTTCTGTCCATGCAATTATCTCGCCTTTGGCGCATAAAAAGAAGTGGGGTTCTTTATGAACTTTGCCCACAATCAGCGTCCCAGCAGGGCGAAACAGTTTTCGCATATACATCCCAGGGCTAAATTGATGCTCTGTCATTAATTCGGCCTGTGGCATGGTCACCATCTGGGCCTGGAGACTTTCTATTTGTTCCCGTGAGACATGGCTAGGGAGGTCAAGATCGTTCAAAACGTGCCCCCTTTGACCCCATTTAAGGCCGTGAAATCGGTGAATTTACCCGCAGCAGGGGTTGTGAGGCCAATGGTGGTGCTGTTGATTATGCTGTTGGTGATGGTCACATTGGCAATCGACCCACCCGTGATGTTGGTGTTTGCCACATTCAAGGTGATGATGTTGGGATTCATCAACCATTGCAACCAAGGAACGCTGGGCCGTCCCGTAGTTTCGTCAAGAAACGCTGAATAGGGGATGTTGATGTTGTTGTTGGGGACTGCGGTTGCCATCAGTTATCCCCAGCAGACATTTTCAGTTCGGCAGAAACAATGACCGTTTTTACAGGGTCACTAATCACCACTTCAAAAATCCTGTCCCGTGACCAGCCCAAGCGCCGCCACAAAGCACGATTGACATAGTTTCCAATTTTGCCGATGCTGACCCAATGCTCGTTTGAAAAAGTAGACCCGCCATCGTTTGACCATCTCAGCATGGCCTGGGGGTCGTTGCCCTGTCCAGTAGTTAACCCAACCCCTGGTTGAAACTGAATCTGGAACGAATCAAAATATTGCCTTTGTAAGTCTTGGGTCAGGTGGATGGCTCGGCGCAGTCTGCGAATTGTGTCGCCGTTGTCTGTATATACAGAGTTATCCAGACTGTAAATTTTACCGTTTTCAAAGTCACCAACAAGGTTTTTATCAGCAAAGAATGCCGCACAGTTTGACCGATGGCGCTTGTAAACAGCTAAATCAGAGTCCCAAGATAACCATTTGTGCCAGCTTTTGGTTGACAGGTCATAAACCCAAGTAAGTCCATATTCCCCAACGCTGGGGAAGGTGACCACATACATCTCATGGCCTTCAATCTGGTATGTGTAGGCAATGGCATCAGAAACCACAGAATTTAGCAAAGACTGTTCAACAGCATGGGTGCTGATTCTGACCCAGGTGTAACCTTCCATCTTTTCAATGGTTGCCGCACCCCTGTTGTCTTTTGCCACACAAGCAAACGTTTCACCCAATCGGGCCAGCGAATACTTGGCAACAATACCTGATTGACTTGAAGTCCCTGGCACTCGCTGAAATGGAAAACTGGTAATTCCTGCGATTACGTTGCCCACATCAGTCCAGACCTCGGTGGTCACTTCCCCAATCAAATACACCTGTCGTTGGTTAACTATCAGCGTCACCAGCAAGTCAGATGACCCATCAGCCGTGCCGTACAGGGCTTGGGTGGATAGACTAGACCCAAGGTCAGTACAAGCCCAGTTCTGCGTTCCTGGCTCGTTGTAGATGTTGTAGTTGTCAACCACATCAACCACAGATGCACCCTGCCAAGGGCCATCAGTTGGCAGCAATTGGGTGAATGTGTTGGTCGCCACAACCCAGGTATATCGATTAGGCCCATCCACAATGTAAGCGGTCAATCCATAGCTAGTATCAATGTTGTCAGATATAGACACTTGTCCCGTGTTGGTGGTCAGCGTCCCGATCTGGGTGGCAGCAAATGCCGTGCTGACTTGATACACCCGATTCCCAGCCACCGCAATCAGGATAGTTCCACCTGACATAGTGTGCAAGCCCCGCACCTCTGCCGCCAGAAGTTGAACTTCCTGAGTCAGTCCAGGCGTGGGGTATAGCGCCACAATGCCCCTGTCCCCAGGCTGCTTAGATGTGTCAATCTCAGCAAAGAAATTGATGCATTCTTGATCGCCTTGGTAGATAGATGGCGCAACGTAGGATGTGCCGACAAAACCAAAATCAGGCATTATCGGAATCCCCCGTCCATAATAAAGCCCGCATCTCTAGCCCTGCCAACCATTAGACTGTCAGGGTATCGGGAAATTTGTGCTGGGCGCATATTCGTGCGTTTGACCGTGGCCTTACCTTGCCCCGCATAGGCGTTAATCATGGCAATTTGCACTTGATTGACCTTGCCAAACATAGGCAGCAAACGTTCAGCCAAGCACCACCGCAACGCCATGTTGTAGCCTTGGGGTAGCTGGATGGTGTCGTTCAGCGTGGCAAATTCCCTAAAGATTGTCTGGGTGAACAAGTGCAATTCACCCTGGGACGGGTTGGGGTACACATAAATTGTCCCCAGCAGTTCAGAGGGCTGGTAATAGATAGCTTTTGCCCAAGGGCCATTCAATTGCTTGATGCCGATGGATTCGTATTCTTCAAGGCTCAGAATTGACAGGGGATAGTCAAGATAACCCCCAGCAATGTTTGTCCCGCCCTGTTGTGTGGCAACCCGCACAAAGCCAGATTCAATTGACAATGGGCGCTCGTAATAGGCCGTAATGGGAAAAGGAATAATGGTTCCCGTCATGGCAACGCTGCCAACGGTTTGGGAAACCGAAACGGTATAAGTTCCAACCCCGCCAAGACCACTCACAAACGCTGTAATCGTAGTTCCAACGGTAACACCACTTCCAGCAATCACAGAACCAACGCCCAAATAACCAGCAGAAATGGCGCTCACAGTTAAGGTTGTGCCGCTGATAGACCCCGTGAAAGCTGGCGTGGGCGTGGTGTTACTGCTGGACAAGGTATATGTCCCGCCCTCGTTTACATTGCCCCCCGCGCCCGTTGTAAAGCCCACAATCCTTGTTCCCGCTGTGATGCCTGTACCTGATAGCGTCTGACCGATATTGATGCCGCCAGCGGTCACGCCACCAGATGGGACGGTCAAGGTTGTGCCAGCAATCGACCCCGTGAACGTGGCCCCCATCTGACCGCTTGGGCCAATGGTGTACTGCACTTGGTTTTGCGTGGTCTGGAAAATGATCTCTGACCGATAAAAAACCATCATGTTTTCATTCGACCACTGGGCGATCATGTCGTTAAGCATATCCAGACCATCTTGCGCCTCGTCTGCCGTTGGCACTTCACCAGCGGCGACAGCGCCAATGTCCTTCATGGCTCGGGTGATGATGTCAATCGGCTGGGTCATGGCTTATCCTTGTGGCAATTGTGCCGCTTGTGCCGCTTGGTATGCAGCCACTACCTCGGGCGTATGCACCGCAATACAAATGGCTTGAACCTTGGCATCTTCTGCGCTGTAATCATCACCTGGGGCAACAATATGCCGATGAAATGTGTTGCTAATTTGTTTGCCATCTTCCATAACTCGGGTGCAAGTTCTTACTTGAACGCATCCATTTTCTACGGTCTCAATTAAATCAACAATGATTTGTTTTTCAAGCATGGTGTTTCCTTATACGATGTAACTTGCTTGGAATGTGATAGTTCTTGTGGCGGCTGGAAAATCTGCGCCCGTCATATATCCCGCACCTGATTGGTTTTGATCTTTTACAAAAGCCACTTGTGCGCCTGTGAAAAAAACCCCCGAATATGTT